GCATCAATGCGCCGGGGTTCTTGAGAGCTTCCATCGCACCGACGCTGCGCTCGAGTTCGTCTGCGAGAAACGCGGCGCCCTTGCTAAATTGGGTAGCGGTGAGCGGCGTCTTCGGGTTCATTAAAACAGCGAGCCCCTGATTGTATTTCTCAAGCGGGGTGAGTTCGTTGACAATGTTCTCAAGCCAAGCGGGTCGGGTGGCCTTGATCTCAATATCTTTAGGAGGCTTGAGCGCATCAAATGTGTCTTTCAGCTTTTTCGCTGCTGCGTTGTATTCCTTGAGGGTTATTTGACCTGCTGCAAACTTGGTGTCGAGTGCGGCCATCGCACCCTCGGAAAGCTGGTTCATCTTTTCGGCAAACTGCGCCGCCGAAAGTTTTCCAAGTTCCATCTCTCGCTTAAACACGGCGATCGCATTTTGCGTACCGCCTTGAATCGAGTTTAAGAATGTGGTGTATCCGATGTCAGCATTGGCAATCTGGTCATAGAACCGTGCAATGTCATTCCCCATCCCTGCGATGGCAAAGTTTTCTCCGGTGGTGCCAAGCCCCATCGCTTTCACTTGTATTCTACCAATGAATTTATTAATGAAACTACTGGCAGCATCGGTTCCGTTGTTCCCGATGTTGGCACTAATCTCGTCGAACATCTTCCCCATGTTGGCGCGGAAAGCTGCCATATCGGCTTGATCTGAACTACCGCTTTTTAAATAGGCTGTGATACCTCCACCAATGCCGCCAGCGATCCCGCCCCCCAAAGCCATCACCCCTGCGCCTGGGCCAGTAACTAATCCGGCAGCGCCACCACCGACAAACCCGCTACCAAAACCAAGTGCAACGCCGCCAGCGATATCCAAAGCACTATTGACCCCGCCAATCTTATTGATGAGCCCTTCAATCATGATTGACGAGAAGTTGAATAACTGCTTCATGGCGTTCGTGGTCTGCTGCGCAAACCCTACCACCACCGCCCTGACGCTTTCGATACCACTTACCGCCATGTCTGCACCACCCATCGTGGTGAAGAAGTTTACCAGACCCGAGAATGCTTGAAACAGAACATCTCGCACCACGGAGAGGATCATCCCAATGTTCTTGAGTGCGGGCACTAGGCTGTCGAAGTTGGTGCGTAGGTTCTGCATGAACCCAGTTAATCCTTTTGAGAACTCTTTTAAATCCAACGCCTCCACGATACGGGCACCGAACTCGGTGAAGAACCCCTCCACCTCACCAGCGAGGCGAGCGTAAATGCCTTTAAGTGTTCCCGCTTGCGCCTCTGCCTGCTTGATAACATCAGCATTGTTCTGCATCCCTGCGAGTGCGTTGACCGCATCAGCGGTGCCGACAAGCCCTAGAGCCAACATCTCTGTTGCCCTTGCTGTACTGATCGCCACACCACCGACCCTCGATAATCTCTCTGCTAGGGCTTCGTAAACAGGGAGGCCCATAGCCTTAAGCATTTCAAATTCATCCTTGGAAGCGACCCCCGTCTTCGCCATGTTCTTTACGACATCACCTAATTTGTTAAAGACATCGGTGGCACCCGAGCCAGCAATCAAAGAGATGCGCCCGAAGCTTTCAATCATGCGTGCAGCGTCCGCGCCTGAGACCCCGAGACCGAGAAATTCGGTGGCAAGTTTCCCCACAACATCTTGAGCGATGCGCCCCTGATTGGCGATCTCGCCCATTACCCCGCCCAGGCGAACTGCACTGGCTTCGCCTGCGAGCCCCTTGATGCGGGTCAGGATCTCTTCGGTGTTTGCGAAGGCCATCACGGCACGGTCGTAGATTTTGTAGACGCCATAAGAAGCGAGCGCACCCCCGATTGCGGTGACCGGGTTCATTATGAGGTTAGTTACGCTGCGGAAAATAGAAGATGCAGCGGACTTGATTTTGGTTTCGACATGGGTGAGGAACGAGGCAAGCTTCGACTTGGCTTGCGATTCTTTTGCGGCATCGCCACCCGAGGTCGTGATCCCCTTGGCTTTGTTCTCAGCATCGATTAACTTCTTCTCTTGCATCTCAAGCTTTTTCATCTCTTCGTGCAATTGCTTGGTCGCACCTGAGTCAATCATCATCTGGCGAGCTTGCAGGTCGAGCGACTTGTTGAGTATGTCCGTTTCGCTTGCCATCTTTTTTGCATTGAGCACATACGCTGCGGTGTTCTTGTCCACGGGAATCGGGGGAGGCATGATCGGAAGTGGTGGCGGGATACCGCGGGCCTTGTTCTCGGCTTCGATTAACTTTTGTTCTTGTAGCTCAAGCTTCTTCATGTCCTCATAAAGTTGCTTAGTTGCCCCGCTGTCTATGTTCATCTGGCGGGCTTGCATCTCTAAAGCTTTGGAAGCGAGGTCGGTCTGCGACTTCAAGTTTATCTGCTCGTTAACAAACGCTGCCGTGTTCGTGTCTACCTTTACGGGTGCGACAATACCCTTCGCTTTATTCTCTAGCTCGATGATGGCTAGCTCTTGCGCCTCTAGCTTTTTCATTTCCTCATGGAGTTGCTTGGTTGCGCCCGCATGAACATTCATCTCGCGAGCTTGTAGCTCAAGCGACTTTGTGGCCATGTCGGCTTTTGACTTTAGGTTCATCTGCTCGTTAACAAAATAGTGAGCGGTGTTAGCGTTTGGCTTCACTAGGGGCACGATGCCCTTTGCTTTGTTTTCAAGATCAACGATCTTCATCTCTTGCGCTTCGAGCTTCTTCATGTCCTCGAAGAGTTGCTTGGTTGCACCTGAATCAACCATCATCTGACGAGCTTGCAACTCGAGCGACTTGGTTGCAAGATCGGTCGTACCCTTCAGGGTTTTAGAGTTGGCGATGTATTCAGCGGTGTTCGTGTCCGTGATCTTTTCGGCCACCGCAGTCAGGCCCGAAGTCAAAGCTTTCAAAGCATCTGCACCGGAGAGCGATCCCGATGCGATCCGCTTCATGACATCCGCAGTGCTTACCGCTTTGCCTTCAACCTTGGAAAGTTCTTTCGCCAGCGCGTCAAAGGCTTTCACCCCCATGCTCTCGAGAGCTTGGATGTCTTTCAATAAGACTTTGTCAGACTCACCGATCTTTCCGAGGATGCCTGCGAAAGCTTTCGACGCTTCGCCTGCGTTCTTGGCAAACTTGCCTATACCTTTTGCGAATTTGTCTAGGGTGCTGGTGATCGTGTCCGCATTGAGGCCGAGCTTCTTAAGCGAGACCGCAAAGGCGAGAGCGTCGTCTGCTCCGAGCTTGGAAGTCTTGGCGAACTTGTGCAAGGCGTCGCCCATGACCCCGGCGACATCATCATCGAAGTGCTTCGAAGCCTCCGAGGTTACTGCCTCGAGGCCTGACATATCCTCTTTGACTTTGTCGAGATTCGTGATGAAGTCGGTGATCGACAGACCCATCGAAACATTTAATGATCCGATAGTTTTTGCCATCATCGACTCCTAGGTTTTCTTAGTGCCCATCGCTGTCGCCCACGCTTTGAGCCCTGCGAAGTTGTCGGCTTTCTTGTTTTCCCCGTACCAGTCCGGGATGAAGTCCTTCACCTCGAGCACCTTCGTCTCAGATCCGCGCCACACATTCGCCGTCGTTGAGCACACCTGCGCTGCATGAATGTCGGCACGGTCTGCGTCCAAAGGCTCGATCGTGGAGAAAGCCATCCACTCGGTCAACTCCTGGGCATCCATGCCATCTAGGAGCTCCGAGACGGTCTTCTTTAAGTGCCCAGCGAGACGGAATAGAAACCGCCTCCCCGGACGCTCGATTAGTTTTTTCTTGCTTCCTCGACTGCACCGCCACTCATGCCGTTATGCTTGGCGCACGCGTCGAACAAGATGCCAACAAGAGGCGCAGGCATCTCGCCCACAGCTTCGACCTCGGCATCGGTGAAGATCCGCTTGCCTTGATCATCTGCGATCGAGCGCACCACGAGCTTCGCTCGGATGTTGCTCAAGTTGCCTGACTTCGAGCCCGCTGAGATTTCGCTTTCGAGTTGGTCACGCTCGCGGGAGCTAATCACTCGGAGGAATACTTTGCCACCGAGCTCGGGGATCTCGATCTCCCCGAGCTTATATGCACTGCCTGCGCCTAACAATTTCGCTTTGTCTAAAATAACTAGAACTCCTTAATCAAAAGCGTAGGTGATTTTGCCTACTGGTTTTACGCCCACAGTCGCTTTGACTGTGTTGTCGCCGGTGGCCACGCCATCGACTTGAAACTTCGTGATGATGCCATCAAAGGTGATGGTCGAAGTATCGGCAAGGGTGATCACGCATTCTTTTGCTGCGCCGTAATCTTCGATGTAACCGTTGATCGTGCCGAGTGCTGCGGAGCCAACGCCCACGATTGCGGTCGCTGACATCTCGCCACCATCGATCATCCCGCCAGCGTATTCCTTCGCATGATCTGGGCTCAAGAGGTTGGTT